GAAACGAAGTTGAATATAATCCAAGCTGGGCAAGTAGCAGTTGAGGAACTGATCAAGGTAGCTAAAGAAGCTATTGTTGATTCAGGAGACGATATTACGGCAGATAGATTAAAAAATGCAGCAGCTACAAAAAAGCTGGCTATATTTGATGCATTTGAAATACTAAGTAGATTAGAAGCTGAAGAAAACTTGTTAAATGAAAAACCTGAAGAAGTAAAAAAAGAAAAGTCTTTTAGAGGTTTTGCTGAAGGAAGATCTAAGTAATGTACGAGCAAACTTTATATGAAGTCTTAAAAGACTACGTTAAACCTAAGGTTCTTAACAGAATGAATAGGTATAAGAAGTGGGAGTATGGTTACAATGCTGAACATGATTTAATAGTTATTAGTAAAACAGGTGAAATAGGTGAGATATATAAGATACAAAACCTTGTAATTGCTCTACCTAAAGAAAAAGATATTGTAGAGTTTAAAGACGACAAATGGTCTTATACACAGTATCCTAAAGAATTAAGTGTAATCAAGTCCGTATTTGACTGGGAAGAATACCCTTTGGATTTTAAAGAAAAATGGTATGACTACATCGATAAAGAATTTACAAGACGTGAAGAAGGTTTTTGGTTTGTTAACAAAGGTAAGTCTACTTATATTACTGGTACTAACTACATGTACTTGCAGTGGAGTAAGATTGACGTCGGGCAACCGGACTTTCGTGAATCAAACAGATTATTCTACATATTTTGGGAAGCTTGTAAATCCGATGTTAGATCCTATGGAATGTGTTACCTTAAGAACAGGCGATCCGGTTTTTCGTTTATGGCAAGTGGGGAAACCGTTAACCAAGCAACGATATCTACAGATGCTAGATTTGGTATACTCTCTAAATCTGGACCCGACGCAAAGAAGATGTTTACTGACAAAGTTGTCCCGATATCGGTCAATTACCCTTTCTTTTTCAAACCAATACAGGACGGTATGGACAGGCCAAAGACAGAGCTTGCATACAGAGTCCCAGCCTCCAAGTTTACCAGAAGAAAACTTGATTCAAATGAAAAATTACAGGAAATTACCGGTCTTGACACGACCATCGATTGGAAAAACACCGGTGACAACTCCTACGACGGAGAGAAGCTTAAACTTCTCGTCCACGATGAATCGGGTAAATGGGAAAGGCCAACGAACATCCTCAACAACTGGCGAGTAACAAGAACTTGTTTACGATTAGGTTCTAGAATTATAGGTAAATGCATGATGGGGTCAACCTCAAATGCTTTAGATAAAGGAGGCGGTAACTTTAAAAAACTATACAATGACTCAGACGTTACGCAAAGAAACGCCAATGGACAGACACGCTCAGGACTCTATTCTTTGTTCATACCTATGGAGTGGAATTACGAAGGATACATTGATTCTTATGGCTTTCCTGTATTCAACACACCCAAGAAAGGAGTTGAAGGACCGTTTGGTGAAAAAATAACACAAGGCGTAATAGAGTATTGGAACAATGAAGTAGAAGGTTTAAAGTCTGATCAAGATGGTTTAAATGAATTTTACAGACAGTTTCCACGCACAACAAAGCATGCATTTAGAGATGAATCAAAACAATCTTTATTTAACTTAACGAAGATATACGAGCAAATAGATTTTAACGAAGATCTTAAAAACTCAATTAAAGTAACAAAAGGAAGTTTTCAATGGGAGAACGGACAGCAAGATACTAAAGTTATATTTATACCAAACAAAGATGGTAGATTTTTAGTCAGCTGGGTTCCACCTGAACACTTACAAAATAAAAGATATATAAAAAATGGCACTAATTATCCTGGTAATGAACATTGTGGAGCATTTGGTTGTGATCCATATGATATATCAGGGACTGTGGACGGTAGAGGATCCAAGGGCTCTCTTCATGGTTTAACTAAGTTTTCAATGGAGGATGTACCTCCTAACCATTTTTTTTTAGAATATATAGCTAGGCCACAAACAGCTGAGATATTTTTTGAAGATGTTTTAATGGCTTGCATTTTTTACGGCATGCCAATACTAGCTGAGAACAATAAGCCTAGGTTATTATATTATTTTAAACGAAGAAACTATAGAGGGTTTTCAATTAACAGACCTGATAGAAAATACAACAAGTTGTCAGTCACAGAAAGAGAGTTAGGTGGTATACCAAATTCAAGTGAAGACATAAAACAAGCACATGCTGCGGCTATAGAAACTTACATAAATGATTTTGTAGGTTTAAAAGAAACAGGTTATGGAGATGTATATTTCCAAAGAACATTAGAAGATTGGGCTACGTTTAATATTAATAATAGAACAAAGCATGATGCGTCTATAAGTTCAGGACTTGCTTTAATGGCTTGTAACAAACATAGATATGCTCCAAGCAGTCAAAGACCAAAACCTCAACCTATGGATTTAGGTATTAAAAAGTACGATAACAAAGGTTCAACATCAAAAATAATAAGTTAAATGGGTATATATACTAACACCAATAGCGCTTTCCCTAGTCAAGTAGTGAGCGATGCAGAAAAAGCAAGCTGGGAATACGGAACGCAGGTTGGACAAGCTATCGAATACGAGTGGTTTGGCCAAGGGCGTACTAATGGTAATAGATACTTAACTAGTTGGAATCAATTTCACCAATTAAGATTATATGCTCGAGGTGAGCAATCAATACAGAAGTACAAAGATGAATTGTCTATTAATGGTGATTTATCTTATTTAAACTTAGACTGGAAACCAGTACCAATTTTATCTAAGTTTGTAGATATTGTTGTTAATGGTATATCAGCTAAAGCTTATGATATTAAAGCTTACGCTCAAGATCCATCTTCTATAAAGAAAAGAACTGATTACGCTTCTATGCTTTATGAAGATATGGTATCTAAAGAATACTTGGATAGTCTTCAACAAACGCTAGGTATTAATTTATATCAAACTCCAAACATTGATACAGTACCTGAATCTAAAGACGAACTAGAGCTTCACATGCAGTTAAGCTACAAGCAGTCGGTTGAAATAGCAGAGGAAGAAGCTATAGCATCTGTACTTGCACAAAACAAATTTGATCTTACTAGAAGAAGATTAAATATGGATTTAACTGTATTAGGTATGGCAGTGGCTAAAACTAGCTTTAATACTGCAGAAGGAATTACAGTTGATTATGTAGATCCTGCTTATGTTGTTTATTCTTATACGGAAGATCCAAACTTTGATGATGTATATTACGTAGGTGAAGTAAAGTCTATAACAATACCTGAGCTTAAAAAAGAGTTTCCAGACATTGGAGAAGAAGAGCTTGAGAGAATACAGTCAATGCCAGGTAACAGTCAGTATATAACAGGCTGGGGTAACTATGATGAAAATACGGTTCAAGTATTATACTTTGATTATAAGACATACCATAACCAAGTATTTAAAATAAAAGAAACACCACAAGGATTAATGAAGGCTTTAGAAAAGCCTGATTCATTTAATCCACCAGAAAATGATAACTTTGAAAGAGTATCAAGATCTATTGAGGTATTATATAATGGAGCTAAAGTATTAGGCTCTAATGAAATGATAAAATGGGAACTAGCAGAGAACATGTCTAGACCTACAGCTGATACGACTAAAGTAGAAATGAATTACGCTTTATGTGCACCTAGAATGTACAAAGGTCGTATTGAATCTATTGTAAGTAAATGTATTGGCTTTGCTGATATGATTCAGTTAACACATTTAAAACTGCAACAAGTTCTATCTCGTATGGTACCAGATGGTGTCTACTTAGATATGGATGGACTTGCAGAAGTTGATTTAGGTAACGGAACTAATTACAATCCAGCGGAAGCATTAAATATGTATTTCCAAACAGGTTCTATAGTCGGTAGATCACTTACTCAAGACGGTGATATGAATCCAGGTAAAGTGCCTATTCAAGAACTTAATAGTTCAAGTGGTCAAGCTAAAATAAATGCGTTAATTCAAACATATCAATATTACTTGCAAATGATCCGTGATGTAACC